AGCTGCTGGTCTTAATCCTCTTTTGGCTGCTGGTGCTCCTGCTGCTGCTTCTACCCCTGTTTCTACTCCTATAGTTCCTAGGGGCGAAGCCCCTCAGTCTGGTTTCAGGGTAAACCGTAACTTTTCAGTTCTTGATTCAGTTCAGACGGCCCAAGCTCTTCGGCTTGGTGCTGCTAACATTACTCGTTCTGAGACTGAGAATTTGCTTTTAAAGGAGCGTGTCCGAGAACAAGCGGCAAACGCTGATGTTGCTGAGCTTGATCGTGACATTTATAAGTCTGAGTATGGTCCCGAGATTGGTAAGACCGCTCGCGGCTATCGCTATTATTCTGATACTGAGTTGATCAATCGTCGTGGTGATGCTGCCTTTGAGGATGCGTTGCTTGCTTCTGCTCGACGTAAGAACGTCGATAGTTCTACTGCCAGAGCTCAACTTGAATATGCTATTCGTAACCGTGACTACGGTATTCTGCAAGAGTATGGTGTGCTTGACTCTCGTGGTAAGGTTGCTCAGGACTGGCTAGATATGGCTCAGATATTTACTCCAGAAGTATCTACTGCTAACCTGGCTACTGATGAGGCTCTGGATAAGATCGCTAAGATCATGGATTCCGTTCTTGGCATTAAAGGCCTATTCCGTAAGGATACGCCTATCGTGGTGCCTCGTGGTGCACATATAGAAAATGTAAGAAAATAGTTGACAATTTGGTACCGGCGTGCTATATTTGTACTCGGAGGTACTTATATGGTCACTGCGGTGTTTTTGGCTTTCGAAACCCATACGATGCTTATGGGTATTCACGAATCCGAGTCTGATGCACAGGCTCAGATCGATCGTATATCCACCGTTTCCGGTGGTTCCGAGATTATTAGGCTTTTGCTTGATGACTCAGAATGTGATATGCTCGCATCATTCTTCAGACGGTGGAAGCGCATGCGTCCCAAGTCTGATGGATCTCTTCCGCCGGAAGGCGGTCCCATTTCGGAGGTTTCACATGTGGGCGAAAATCTGGAAGGTTCTTAAACCGATCATTTTCGCGGCTCTTGGCGCTGGCGCCATGAAGGCGGCCGAGATTCTTGGCCCGATGGTGATAAAGTGAGTTGGCGGCGTCGTGGCGGACGCCGTGGTCGGCGTCGTGGTCGTCGGATAAAGAACGTGTTCGTCGATCGCGGAGGCTTCCGCGTGTGACGTGTACACGTCCTATCCGTCTTAAACATGGCTTGATGGTTCCTTGTGGTCATTGTCAAGCCTGTCGTATAGCTCGTTACTCCGAGTGGACCACTCGGATTAGTGACGAGCTTTCTTTTTACCCTCATTCGTGGTTTGTAACTCTTACATACGCGGATGAGTACTTGCCGGTAGGCGGAGGTCTATGCGTTTCCGATGCTCAGAAGTTCCTGAAACGTGTCCGTATTACCGCGTTGCGCCGTTTTGGCCCGGCGCTGGATAATAGTGTGTCTTCCCCTTCACCACCTCTTAGGTATTTCCTTTGTGGTGAGTACGGCGGCCAAGGTAGGCCGCACTATCATGCTGTGATGATGTCCCGATGGGAATATTTGGATACCATTTTGCATGACTGTTGGGGTAAAGGTCGCACGGATATCGATTTTGTGTGTCGTGAGCGTATCGACTATGTAACTAGATATGTTCAGAAAAAACTTTCTGGTGACCTGGCTGATGCTGTTTACGGTACTCGTGATGCACCTTTTCAATTGCAGTCTCTTGGCATGGGTCTTCGTGCTGCTCATCGTGATAAGGATCAGCTTATTAGGTTTGGTAAAACCCGGGATGGAAAGCCTGTGGCTATCCCGAAATACTACGTTACTAAGCTAGGTCTGGAAGACCATATGAAGCACGAGGCGGCCCTACATGAGGTTCGCGTGCGTTCAGACCATGCTAGAGTCCTCGCCGATGATTTGGTGCCCGAAAGAGCCCTTATGCTGGCTCTTACGGAGGAGCGCGAACAGCGCGCACGTAACATTGCGGCCCGTTTGGACCGCTTTAAGTCTAAGGACGATTTTTAGGAGTTTTTATGGGTCTGTATTGTTTTTATGACACTTTGGCTAAGCGTTCGGGTTCGTATTTTTCAGCTCCGAACGATGCGGTTGCTATTCGGCAATTCCACGTATATCTGCCCTCCATCCCCGAACAGGTACGGGGAGATTTCCGTCTTGCCATGATGGCGGTCTTCGATGATGAGACTCTAGGGATAGAGCCTTGTTTCAAGTTTGTTGATGAGCTCGAGGCGGTTTCCAATGGCTAATATCTTTTCTCAAGTCGGCGGTTTGAATCCCGCTCGTTCCGTCTTCTCTCTTAACCATACGGTTAAGTTCGATGCTGATATGGGAAAGCTGTATCCCATTTTCTGCGAGGACGCTGTACCAGGCGATGTTTTCGATATCGCCGTGCAGTGTGTTATTCGTTTCCACCAGCCTTTGTTCGCGCCGTTGCTGCACGAGGTTAACGCCTTCGTTCATGTCTATTTTGTCCCGTATCGTATTCTTTGACAGCACGGCGCCTTGTGTCCGGGACGGACGGCTGATTCAGAAACTGAATTTGCTGGTGATTGGGAAACGTTCCTCTCTGGAGGTGTCGATGGCACGACTACTCTTTCACTGCCTTACGAGTCAATGGCTACGCTTGGCCTTCATTCTGCTGCGCTTGTCGCTGGGCAGGTTCCCGGTTCTCTCTCTGATATGTTTTTTAGCGTTACGGGCGCATCTCTTGGTGGGCCGCTTACTGGTTCCGAGGCCCCAGTCATGTTCCCTCGGCTTGCGTATCTTCGTACTTACAATGAGTTCTATCGTGACGAGACTCAAATAACTGAGGTAGGTCTTTCGGATGCAAAGTCCAGATTCCCGCTTCAACGTGCATGGGAGCCTGATTACTTCACAAAGGCGCTTCCGTGGCTTCAGCGCGGTACGGCTCCGGCGATCCCTGTTGCAGGTGTTACATCTGCCGAATGGGATGCGGCCGATTTCGTCAATGGCCTTGGCGTCTCCGGTTTTAAGACCCCTCAGTTCGCCGGTTCTGTTGGTTTCCCGGATCAGCGGATGTATCTCGACGGCCCTAACAACGTGACTAACGCTCTTAACTGGGTTAATAGCAACGTTGTCGATCTTTCTACGGCTTCAGGATTTGATGTTGGCGATCTTCGTCAGCTTATGCAGACCCAGAAGTGGCTTGAGCGCCATGCCCGCGGTGGTATGCGATACACGGAGATGCTTCGTGCCCACTTCCATGTTGCTCCTCGTGACGATCGTCTTGACCGTCCCGAGTTTGTTGGTGGCTCTCGACAGCCTGTCGTCTTCTCCGAGGTCCTTCAGACCTCTGAATCGGGCACTACTCCTCAGGGCCATCTTGCTGGTCATGGTATTTCTGCTCATGGTGAGCGTATTGGTCGTTACAGGGCCCAGGAGTTTGGCTGCTTGATCGGTATCCTTTCTGTCATGCCGAGAACTGGCTATCAGCAGGGTATCGACCGTCAGTGGCTTAAAGACACCAAGTTTGACTACGTCTGGCCCGAGTTTGCGCACTTATCTGAACAGCCCGTGTACCTCGAAGAGCTGTATGCTAAGCAGTCTTCTGTGAATCGCAATCGTGTCGTGTTCGGTTACCAAGGCAGGTACAATGAGTACAGATATCGTAAGTCCAGGGTTTGCGGCACTCTTCGTTCCGATGCTACTGGTAGCCTTGACTATTGGCATCTGGATCGTTACTTCGACTCGGAGCCTGGCCTTAACGAGGATTTCATCAGTGCTGATCCTCGTACTGATATTTTCCCTGTACCTACTGCTCCTGGTATGTTGCTGCAGGTCGGCAATAATATTCGTGTCGCTCGTCCGTTGCCGGCTCTTGCTGAGCCTGGCTTGATGGATCACTTCTAATAGGAGATCTCGGTATGTCCGGTAAATCGTTCTACTATCATCGTTTGCCCTACGAAGGGCACGTGATTAATGGCAAGCCCTTCTCCGTCGGTGAGTCGAACGACGGTTCTTCTAAAACTGAAAAGTCGGGCGCCCGTTCATCAGAACAACAGATTAAAATGATGTTCCAGGCCGGTGAGCGTCTTGCGGCCTGGCGTGCTGGCTATTACGACTATGAGGAGGGCGAGGAGGTTGGCGACGAGACCGTTCGGCTGCGTGAGCAGCCTTCCCGCTCGTCGAACTATGATCTGTCGGATGCTCATCTTGATGCTTCGTACCTCTCGGGTAAACTTACCGCCGCAAGGCGCAAGCGTGAAGAAAAGCTTGCCGAGGATCAGAAACAGAAGTTCGACGCAGCCGTTGCGGCCGCTGTGGCCGCTAAAGTGGATACGCCTACCCCACCGGTAGCGTAGTCTTTTAGTTAGGGACCCCTATTAGTGGGGTCCCTTAGTTGGCATATTGCTTGCTCTCGTAGGCAATATGTGTAAGTGACACAACGGAGGTTGTGATGGGATTATTTGGTGACATCTTTGGAACTATGGTCAATTACAATACTGCGAAGCAGAATCTTGCCTCTCAAGAGGCTTGGAATAAGCGTAACCTTGAGTTTCAGAAAGAGGGTCTTGCTTGGCAAAAATCCGAAGCTAATCTTACGCGAGAACGCGAGGATACTGCGATACAGCGGCGTACCGCTGATTTGCAAGCTGCTGGTCTTAATCCTCTTTTGGCTGCTGGTGCTCCTGCTGCTGCTTCTACCCCTGTTTCTACTCCTATAGTTCCTAGGGGCGAAGCCCCTCAGTC